TGGCGGTAGGGCAAACCGGGAACATGGTTCAAGCATGGATGGAGGGGCGGATGCGGAAGGTTTGGCAAATGTCGCCAACTACAAGGCAGCACATCCCCACCGGACCTCTTCGCCACAACTGGAAAAAAGACAGTGTGATTTTTCCGGGGATGAATTTCTACGCATCGCCCGCAAACATCACCGAGCTTCAAGAACGATCCATGACCAACACCATTGGGGATGAGGTCTGGCGGTGGGATGATGGGATGATCGACTTCCTTCTAAAGCGGCATCATGGCCGATGGAACCGCCGCAACCTCATGCTCTCGCAAGGCGGGAATGAAGATGGACAGTGGCACCGATTCGCCAAGGATGGCAAGTGGCATGAGTTGGAACACGTTTGCCCGTCATGCTCAATGGGCAGCGTTTTCGATTGGGATAATTTCAAGTATGAAGTCATCAAGGACGGCAACGAGGAATTTGATTGGTCCGCCATCTTTGAAACCGTCCGGTTGAAATGCCCGCATTGTGGAACCGACTTCCAAGATACCGAATACAACCGCCGCCAATGGGCTAAGTGCCGCCCGGTTTACAACGAGGGCAAGCACATCCCCGAACGCATGACCCTCCGCGCCACGTTCATGACCGTGTGGCGCTACCAATGGAGGGACATCGTGAAGGAATGGATTCTCGCCAACGAGGACAAGCGCAACGGCTCATTCGAAAAACTCCAGAACGTCATCAACCAACGTTTCGCGCAATTCTGGAAAGAGCCAACCGACACGCCGACGCTTGAATACTCAGGCGACCCATACTCGAAAAAGGCTTATCATGACGGGCAAAAGTGGGAGCTTGAGGATTTCCGATTCCTGACGATTGACGTGCAGCAAGGTCACTTTTGGGCAGTCATCCGAGCATGCAAAATCGGCGGCGAGTCGCGGCTACTTTGGGAAGGCCGGATCGAAACATGGGACAACGTGCTTCACCTTCAAGACCGTTACGGAATTGAGAACCGTTTCGTTTACGTCGATTGCGGATACGATCAGGAAAAGGTTGCCAAGAAAGCGCGGGAGGCATCAATGCGGAAAGCCGACGATCCAAACCCGTGGAAGCTCTTGAAAGGCGAGGACTCGAAAGGGTATCTTAAAATTATCAAGGACCGCAAGTTCATGCGGATTTTCAGTGATTACACCCACATCAAAAGCAGCGAGGGATGGAGTTACAAGATCATCCGGTTTTCCAACTTACTCGCCAAGGACAAGCTCTCGCACATGATGGGATCCGGAAACTTTGGAATCCCAACCGACGCCAGCAAAACCTATCATGTCCACATGCAGAACGAAACCAAGCGGGAAATCTCGCCGGGGGTGTGGCGCTGGCAACCCGTGAAGCCGAAGGCGGCAAACCACCTTTGGGACTGCGAAGTTGAGCAGGTGGTGGCTCAGTGTATCACAGGAGTATTGCAAGGAATGGCGGAAGTGACAAAGGAATGACCCTTTTGACACGGCGGCAAGAGCGTGGCAGCTACCGCTTACGATACCGCACGGGAAATCTTCTTTTGGGCGAAGGACAACGAAACCCGGACGGCAGACGTCCAAGCCGCATATGACCTAGCGGGCGCAAATCCCATCGCCAAGGGCGGTCTTGATTCGGTGCTTTCGGCCACGAAAAACAATGTTACCATGCAGAAGACGGTTGGACTCAGCGAGCTGGATCGCGTCAAGGCTTTGCGATGGGCGCTGCAATGGCTGGACGCTGGACGCATGCCGTCGAAGCGAACAATTGGCGTCTTCTTTTGACACGCTGAATAAGCGATGGCACTTTTGGATCAATGGGGCAACGCATTCCGCTACAAAGCGGCAGCGGGGGCAGAACGCTTTTCGCGGGATCGCCCGTGGGAACCCGTTCAACTCAAGGACATCACGAAGCTCATCCCGCCAGTTGAGCGGGAAACGCTCTATTCCGCCTCACGCCGCCTCTTCATCAACCTTGGCGTCGCACGGGGAGCGATTGAGCAAAAGGCAATGTATGCGGTTGGCCGCGCATGGTCGGCACAATTCACCGGAGCCGATAACGATTTCGGAACCGTCGCGCAGGACTGGCTGAATAATCAATGGTATGGTATCGGCAACGTTAAAGGCGGGCAGCACGACTTTAAAACTTCGCTTTTCCTCATCTCCGTCGCTATTGACCGGGACGGCGAGTGCTTCATCCTTTTAACTCAATCCGAGGACGGATACCCGCGTTTTCAATTTATCCCAGGCCATCAAATCGCCACGCCGGCAAACATCGAGGAAGGCGCAAGGTTAGGAGCCGGAACGATCACTGACGGCATTGTTTACAACTCACAAGGCACTCCCGTTCAGTATTGCCTTGTGGATTCTAACAAGCAACAGCTTGAGCTTATCAACGCTTCAAGCATGATCCATTGCTTTGATCCGTCATGGCAGGAGCAGGGGCGCGGTTTGCCAGCGTTCACCCACGCCATCAACGACCTGCGTGACATGCGGCAGTCTCACGAATGGGAACGCCGCGCACAGCTAATGCTTTCCAGCATCGGGATCATCGAAACCACTGAAACCGGAGCGCCGGATTTTGACGATCCAGCTTTCGAGACTCAGGAAATCACCGGGACATCCGTTGGCCTAACACTTGAGACGTTGGAAGGCGGGATGATTCGCCATCTCAAAGCCGGAACCGGATCGAAAATCGAGACGATCAAAAGCGACCGCCCCGGCGAACCATGGGAAAACTTCCACGATAGAATCATCCGTTCCGCGCTGTCTGGGATTAACTGGCCATATTCAATGGCATGGAAGGCGACGGGACAAGGCACCGCCGAGCGTTCCGACCTTGGCAAAGCGCAACGGGCGGTTGAGGACCGCCAAGACGTTATCCATTACGCCGCATTCCGGCTTGTTGGCTATGCCGTCGCAAAGCGGCAAAAAATGGGCGACCTTCCCGAGTCTGCCGATTGGTGGAGATGGAAATTCAACCATCCGCGCAAGCTAACAATCGACGATGGGCGGGTCAACAAGGAGCTTCTTGAGTTGTGGCGTGCGGGCAAACTCAACGATGACTCATTCCTTGCCGCTCTTGGCGAGGAGGAACCGCAAGCCCATTACCGCATGCGGGCAAAGCTGGCAGCGCAACGGGAAATTGCCCGTGTCGAAGCCGAGAAAGAATACGGCGTGACGATTGACCCCCGCGAAATGTCCATGTTTACCCCGAACGATCAACCACTTCAAAACGATGAAACTCCTGCAAATTGAAAACCGTGTCGCCAAGGTCCGGCTAAACGATGCTGTCACGCCATGGTCTGCCGATGACTTAATCGGAGAGATTGAGCGAAGCTACGGAAACAAAGCGGTAGCTGAAAATCTAACCGTTGGAGGATTCCAAGCCAAGGCGGATGACGCATTGGAGACGCTGGAAATCGAAATCAACTCCCCCGGTGGCAGCGTGTTGGATGGCTATCGCGTCTATAACGCTATCATGCAAATGCGCGGGCGTGGCGTGCGCGTTGTGGCCACAGTCAACACCCTAGCGGCTTCGATGGGTAGCGTCATTCTCATGGCGGCAGACGAGGTTAAAATCGTCGAGGGCGGGCGCATTATGATCCACGAAGCGTCGCAAGTTGTCGCCGGAAACAGCGCCGATCATGCGCGGGCAGCGAAGAATCTTGAGGAAATCAGCGAGGAGATTGCTGGCATCTACGCCAAGCGCACCGGAGGCAAACCCGAGGAAATGCGGGAGCTTATGAAAGCCGAAACTTGGATGGGCGCGAAGGAAGCGGTTGAGCGTGGATTCGCTGATTCTGTCTTGAAATTTGACACCAAACCAAAAGCGATGAGCATTTTAGCCAAACTTTTCCCCGGTAACGCCGAAGCCGCACAGCTTGAGGCTGAAATTGCCGAAAACTCCACCCTCCGCGCCGATTTGATTTCCGCGCAAAGCAAGATCACCGAGCTTCAAGGGCTTTCCGCCGTTGTTGCTGAGAAGGATCAGGAAATCCAAGCCAAGATCACCGAGCTTGCGGAAGCGAATGCGAAGATTGCCGATTTCACCGCAGCCCTCACCAAAAAGGATGAGGAGATTGCTGATCTAACCGAAAAAGCAACCGTCACCGCTGAAAAGATCGAAATCGAGGCTTCTCGCCAGCTTGCCGCGCAAGGCCATCCCGCCCCGGTCGCCGTCAATCAATCCGGCACCGATGCCAAAGCGGAAACCAAATACGAGCACTACCGCAAACTGCAATCTTCCGATCCCGTCGCCGCCAGCGCGTTTTGGGACGCTAACGAAAAGGACATCATCGCTGGTAAATAAACAACTCTCCACCACTAACTAACTACCACCATGGCAAACGCCGACTTCTCCAGCAACGGGGTGAATGACGAAATCATCGCCCGGAACTTCCTTCGCGGATTCACCGCAACCATCGCGCCTCTCGCGGCTCTTTCCACTTCGTTTTCTAACGATGCTGGACGCCCCGGCGAAACCATTAAGATCATCCGCGACAATACCGCGATTGATGCCGTTCAAACCAAATCGCTTGCGGCTGCTTACACCATCCAAGACGCCGACGCGGACAAGGTGGACATCACCCTTGGCCTTCCGAAATACGTTTCGTGGAGTCTCGACGATGTTGAGGTTGCCCGCGCATCCGGTATCTCGATTGAGCTTTTCGGAGTTCGCAAGGGTAACGCCCTCGCCAAGTCCGTCATGCAAGACATCCTTGGAGTTGTCACGAATGCCAACTATGGCGCCGCCGCCTTCACCGGAGCCGCTTCGACCTTCGATGAAGACGACGTTGCCGACATTGCCAAGGTCTGCGACGATGCCGACATCCCCGAAGAAAACCGCGTGTTGATGCTGTCTAACGGCTACATCGCCGCGCTTCGCAAATCCGGCGCAATCAAGGACACTTCCGGTTACGGCTTCAATGCCATCATGTCCGGCGACGTTCCGATGCTCCATGGTTTCCGAATCATCAAGTCGAACATCATCCCGGCCAACTCGGAAAACCTCGTCGGCTTCGCTTGCGATCCTT